ATGAGATGTCTTGCAGTATCAATATAGAGTTTTTCTTCTTTTTGTTTTAACTTATCTTTCTCTGCATCAACAAGCTGTTCTTGTAGTTGATTCAATTCGCCTGTTGCAACGCCTGTTGAAAACTTCTCATCTGAGAGTTCATCTATTTCTTTTTGTATTCTGGTCTTATATTTTTCAATCTCACTTATAGATGTTTCGTATCGACTAATCAATAATTCTTTTTCTCGTATTGCAATGACAGTTTCGTTAATCTTATCTAGTTTCTTTTGTGATGTTCTGATTGCATTATCAATCTGCGACATACCAAGCTCAAGTTCTACAACCTTTGCTTCTTTTACGACTATCGTTGCCTTTTTAAATGCCTCATCTATTGATTGTTGACAGGTAGGACAATCGTCATGTGATTGAAAAAACTTCAATTCTTTCTTATGTTTGATACAAGTGTTTTCTAACTTTGCTTCCATGGCTGTAAGTTTGCCGTGCTTGGTAGTAAGTTTTGTCTGGTCAATTATCTCTACCTGCATTTCAGCAATCTCTCGTCTTACACGAGCAATATCTTCTCTGTAATTTTCTATGTCTGTATCTGCATTTGTGATTTCTAGTTTCTTTGTGTCGGCAGTATGTTTAGTGGTATTACTGATATCATCTATATGTTTCTGTTGTGTTTCTATCTTACCATCTAGTAGTTGATAATTAAAGTCTGCCTGTTTAATTGTTTCGTCTTGTGCCTTTGCCTTCTCTCTGAACATTAGATTGAGTTTAGAAAAGATTTCAATGTCAAGTATTTCTTCTACGACTTCTCGTCTGTGTCTGGCACGAAGTTGCATAAAAGGAACGAATGAGGCGTTGCCCAAAATCACAACTTGTGTGAATGACCTAAAGTTTAGTTTGAGTATGTGTTGTTCTAAATGTTTTTGATAATCTCTAATGGCTGCATCTTGGTTCAACATATCACCATTACACCAAATCTCAAATAGATTAGGCTTTATACCACGAATAATTTTATATTCTTTTTTGCCTATCTGAAACTCGACTTCAACGACACATTCTTTCTCGTTAATTGTGTTTACTAGTTGGTCTTTTTTGACAGCACGAAATGGTTTATTAAATAGACCAAAACATAAGGCATCTAACATTGTAGATTTACCAGCGCCGTTATTGCCGACAACTAATGTTGTAGGCGCTTCGTTTAGATTAATCTCTATAAATTGTTGGCCTGTTGATAAAAAGTTTTTATATCTTACTTTTTTAAATATTATCATTTAATCGCATCCGTATCTTGTGCTTCAATATACATTTCTTTAATCATCACTTTCAGTCTGTCTTTATCTAGGTCAACTTTCAACTGGTCAACATAGTTACTTACTAGATTCATTGTATCTTCTGCGCCTTCAACAACATCATCACTTACATTTACATGTGATAGGTCAGAATAATCTTCTAGTATTTTTAGTTCGTGTACAGATATATCATTATACAGTCTTTCAAGCAATCTGTCAAACATTTCATTATCTTTTTTATTGATAACAACTAACTTCACATACTTTTGATTGTATTCTGTAATGTCAAACTTATCGTAGTTTGTCAAGGCATCATCATAATGCAACTTAATAAACATGGTAAATGGATTAGGCACAAACTCAACATCTCTTGTTTCAGTATCAAACACATGAAATCCTTTCTGGTTCTTATAATCTGACCATGTGATTTCATATTGATTGCCTAGATAGTACACTTGGCCATCATCATTCTTATGGTGAAAATGTCCACTATAGGTTCTTTCAAAACGACTTACAATGCTCTTGTCATGGCCATGTGTTTGTTTCATGGCATCATTCATACTGAAACCATTCAAATCAAAATGACCCATACAGACATCTGCCTCGGCAGTTTTTAACATTTCTATTGAGTCTGCTTCATTCTCTGGATTAATCCAAGGCATCATTAGTAACTTTGTACCATCAAAGTCTACTACTTTTGCTTCTTCATATATCCAAGGCTCGTTAGTGCCGTCAGCAGTTGTGCATAACTCCTTTATGGCATTTACTTTGTTTGTGTTTCGATAGTAGATATCGTGATTACCGATAATGATATGGGTGTCTATCTTCTCATCCCATAGGCGTTTCATAAATTTCTTTCTAAAGTTATGAGCAATCCTAAAGTTGATGAACTTTCTTCGGTCTACAACATCACCCAAGTGAATGAGTGTTTTGATATTATTTTCTTTTAGATAAGGAAAGAATATCTCGTCATAAAACTTATGAAAGAAATCATCAAAAATAAGACTATCGTTTCTTGCACCGAAGTGGGTGTCATTCAATAAGGCTATTTTCATAATATATTATTTAACTTCTTTTTTCTTGTCTGCTTCTGTTTCTTCTCTGCTGTTTCGTCTTAAAAAATCTAACATTTGACTTTGATATTGTGTATCATCGCCTTCCATTGAGTCCATCATTTGTTCAATACCGTAGTTAGCAATCATCTTTTGTTTAACTTCTTGTTGCTTCTTTTCTTTTTGAATTCTACGAATGAACGCATAATAGATTATCTGTGTAAAATATGCAAATGGATTCTTACTCTTTTCGGGGTCAAAGTTGTCCATATACTGTAGACAATTCTCTATGCCATCAGAAATCATATCATCTCTGTATGTATAGTTAATAAAATTAGGTCGATACGATAGGTGATTTGCAATCTTTAGATAACATTCGCCTATGTAATTAGTAACAGTAGGTCGTGGTTTGCCTTCTTCTTCGGCCTTTATTCTTAATGCACGATACTCTGTCATTGCTACCAAAAACTTCTTATTATCTACATAATGAGGTTTCTGTTTTGGTTTTAACTTTTCTTGTTCTGCCATGTTATAGTCCTTTTCTGTCATTACGCTTCAATAGATTCTTCAAACCTTTGACTAAATTACTTTTCTTTTTTGATTTCTTATCTTTTAATAGATGAAGTTTTTCTTTAATATGTTTTAATTGAGTCGCCTTTTTGATGTTTCTGTCAGTTGTTTTATTCATGTTAGTTATTATACTATACCTAGTCTGGGTTGTCAAGCAAATACTGAAAATAATTTATTTGGAATAAACGCTTGACACAGGTGAAAAATGAGTGTATAATCGCATATGTAGATGCGGTGAGAGACCATAAAGCCTAAAGCTTAATGTACTGTTTTAGGTGTTTCAAATGTGTCGAAGTTGTAATCATCATCTTCTCCTACAAATTCTGAATCCATTTCTTCAGCAATATCTAATATTCTATCTATATCTTCTGGCGTCAGCCCAGGTCTTAATGCTAACTTAGCATCTGTTTTATCAATCTTTTCTAACACAACTTCATAGTAGTGTGCCAACTCAACAGTTGCTACAGATATAACAAGAACTTTATCTTTTAGAATATAAAATTCTTTATCTTGTGTGAATGGAATCCATCTACATAATGTTGTATCTTCCTTTAACCCATGTTCTGTCATACGAGGCGTTGTAACCATCTCTAATGGGTTAGCAATTCTCATATGATTGTCGTCAACAGATATTGTGCCAATCAATAGACTTCCGTCCATCAACTTCACTAGTCTGTAATCAGTCGGGTGTGTAGGTTCATTTATTGTTTCCATACTTATATTTATCAGTCCTTGAGGTCTATGCTGTGCATTTCGTAATCAAATTCTTCTTCTGTGTAGATGTTTATTCTCTCCTGAAAGTGTTTAAGAGTAAAGTTTTCTTTAGACTTCCATGTCATATCGTCTGCAATATCATACAATGTAGCATCAACTTTGTTTTCACCAAGTCTTAGACCACGACCAATCGATTGTAGATTTCTGACTCTGCTCTTAGATGGACTTGCAAAGATGATATTATGTAGATTCTTAATATTGACACCAGTAGAGAATGTGCCATAACTTGCAACAATGATAGCATCTTTTTCTTTCTCTACGATACCTCGAATTGTTTCTCTCTCATCAGCCTCAACACCACCAAAGATATAAAATACTTTTCTACCTTCAGCGGCCTTGTCTTTGAT